CTAATCATGGGTAGCGGCGCTGGTCTCAGTAAAGGTGCATGCCCACCGGGCGGCGTCAGCGTCAATGCGCCTCTTGCGCCAGAGGAGAAAGCATGGTCCTACGTGTGCAGGGAGTTCTTCCATCGCTACGGCGTTGACGTCAGTATTCAAGGTTTGACACCGCAGGAACGTGAAGCGCTGACGGCGGCTATTAAAAGGATACACAATGAGTAACTACCGTGCCCTGCGTGTCGGTACAACGGTCGGCAACGTGACTCAGATCACTGATTGCGCGATCAGCCCCGAGCACTACGCATGGGCTTGCCTGCTTAGCGAGTTCTACCAGAGATACGTCACAACGGAGCTGGCGAAAAGCATGCGCGAGACGAAAGAATGGGTCGCAGCGCAAACACTGAGCAGATTATTCCCATGATTACCACGTACGACTCTTTACGAGTTATGGAGGACGCGTTGTGGCATTCGCTGGTTGCGGAGTTCGAGCTGCGCTACGCAGCACCTGTGTACCATGTGCATGAGCCATTCTCTTTAGGTTTCACCATCACATACCCCGATGATAGCAAACTGGGTTAGCGCTTCCTTTTACTGCGCCGGTATCGGCAGTCAACCACGCGATCTGACGATAATGGAGGAGACGTGGGTTGAAGTTTGCGAAGGTTTAGAACTGTACGTGCGTGATAGAGCGTACTACGTCACTTTTCTCAAAGCTGTAAAGGAGGGCGAAGATGCCTTGGGGACCGCAGGAATTCAAAGCTAAACACAACAAGAAGCTCACCTCAACCGGCGCCAAAGCGGCATCCAAGGCTGCGAATGCCGTCCTGGCAAAAACCGGCGATGAGGGCAGTGCGGTACGGATTGGGAATACAGTTGGTAATCGTGTAAGGAAGAAGTGAGCACGTTGCCACTCTTCGTCCGACGCTACGCGCCGAACTCAGGGTGAAAAGAAGAACCCCCCGAGCGGGGGGCTAAAAGCAGGCCGTTGACGTCGGACGGCCCACGAGGGTAGGAAACCGGGTTTCACCCCTCGCTCTACACTTCGTGTAGAACTCTGGGTGGACTTGCGCGTAGCGCAAGTGTAGCATCGCGGCCCATGTTCGACCACCTCTTGAACATGGATGAGGCGGACGCGAGTGCGTCCGCGCTTGACGTGGATGAGACGGCCCCACTGTCGGAGACGGTGGAGGATGAGGCGGACGCGGGGGCGCCCGCGCCTGACATGGATGAGGCGGCTGAGCCCGCACTTACCTGCGCCCCATTCGATGCAGCCAGGGCGCCTTACACCCTGACGCACATTGCTGGGCCAGGGCAGATCCTCAAAGCCAAATTCGGTGCCGCCGAGCTGTTACGGCCCGTTTCACCTTCCTCCGATCCCGATCTGGCACGAGCCTACGCGCAAGCGGCAGTGGCTCCGATGCTGATCGGCGGCCCGCAGGCGCAGATGCACTCCCAATTGGGCTTGGTTGAGACGCCGGAGTGCGTGCAGCACGTTCGAGCGCTGCTTACGCAGTTCGATCACGACTTTCTGTCCCAGGCAGGGCAGATTCGCAACATGCTGGTGACCCAGCTCATCGAGAAAACGCAGGATCGCAAGCCCACAACGAGCCTGAAAGCCATAGAACTGCTCGGAAAGGTCACGGAAGTGGGCCTTTTTACCGAACAAGTGAAGTTCAAGGACGACGGACTGTCCGAAACCGAGCTGAATGCCAAGATTTCCGAGAAAATCGCGCGCTTTACGGGTGTAACGACAGTACGACCGCGCGATGTCGACGCCAATGACATCGAGAGCGTCGTGGAGGAGGTGTTCTCCTCGGTAAATCAGAGAAAAAACAAGAAGAAATGAACGACGTACAAAGTTTTACATCATTGGGTGCAGCGCAGCAAGCCTCTGAGCCGCTTCAAGGGCTCTCTTACGAAGAGAAAGTGCGTTTTTTAGCTCTTCTTGAGGAGAAAGAGCGCCTGGAGCAGATCAAATCAGCTCGGAGCGACTTCCTGGCTTTCTGTCACCATGTGTACCCAGGCTTTAAGGAAGGTCCGCATCATCGCATCATTGCAAAATTGCTCAAAGAAGTTCTCGACGGCGCGAAAACACGCGTCATTATCAATATTGCACCCAGGTTTGGTAAGTCCGAGACGGTCAGCTACCTGTTTGCCGCCTTCTTCTACGGCATATTTCCAGAGAAGAAGGTCATTATGACCACTCATACAGCCTCGCTCAGCGAGAACTACGGACGGCGTGTAAGGAACTTGATTCGCAGTGAAGAATACCAGGAAATTTTCCCGAATACGCGAGTTAGCGCTGATCAACAGGCCGCAGGGCAATGGTCCACCACCGCAGGCGGGCAGTATTACGCTGCAGGGGTCGGAGGCGCCCTGGCAGGCCGTGGTGCAGATCTTCTCATCACTGACGACCCTCACAGCGAGCAGGATGTCAAAACGCAGGGTAAAGCGGTATTCGAGAAAGCTTGGACTTGGTATCAGACTGGACCGCTACAACGATTGATGCCGGGCGGCGCCGTCATCGTCATCATGACGCGCTGGGATGAGCTGGACCTGACCGGACGTCTTCTCGACTTTTCCGTGCACAACCCAGACGCCGATGAGTGGGATCTCATCGAGCTGCCTCCGATACTTCCCAGCGGTCGTTCCTTGTGGCCCGCGCAGTGGCCCATCGAGGAGCTGGTGAAGAAAAAGAACAGCATGCAGCAGCGCTTCTGGGACGCGCAGTACATGCAGGACCCGTGTGCCGACGAAGGCGCGATGATCAAGCGCGAGTGGTGGCGGGTGTGGGAGCGAGAGGAGATGCCCCGCTGCGAGTTCGTGATCATGGCGCTGGACGGTGCGTTCACGACTACATCCGTTTCGAATTTCTCAGCAATCACGGTGTTCGGCGTTTTCTACTCGGGTGAAGACAACAAACCGGGGGTGATCCTGCTGGACACGTTCAATGAGCGGGTGGAGTTCCCCGAGCTGAAAGGCGCCGCGTTCAAGTTTTACAAAGCATGGAAGCCCGAGGCATTCATCGTTGAGGCCAAGGCGTCGGGGCTCCCGCTTCTGCAGGAGCTGCGCCGCATGGGTATTCCCGCGCAGGAGTTCGTGCCGTCCCGCGCAAGCAGCATGATGCTGTCCAACGACAAGATCGCTCGGGTAGCGGGCATCACCGACATCTTCAGTTCAGGCATGGTGTGGGCGCCCGAGACGCGGTGGGCTGGTGAGGTGGTGGAGCAGTGCGCCAAGTTTCCCAACGGCGCTCATGACGATCTGGTTGACTGCGTGACGATGAGTCTCGTACGTTTTCGCCAGGGCGGTTTCGTAAAACTTCCATCCGACTTCGACGATTCAAAATTGGAGCGTCCTCGCCGAGGTGCGTATGCCATCTAAAGGCAATCTGCGCGCTTTTAACAGGCAGAAGATGGCGCTGCCTGAGGTGCTTGTGAGAGCGCTGAACGGCGACTATGCGGACATCGTGATGTTCTATAGGACGTCGGAAGGTGATTGGAACGTGGCCCACGGTCCAATAGCAGACGGCACTTTGGTGGTGGGCGCGCTCATGCGCATGATCGGGCAAATCGAGAGGGAGTCTGAGTGATGTCTGATCAAAAACTGTATCAGATCAACTCTGACAAAAGCACGTTGCGTGAGGATTGCATTGATCTGATGAACGGCAAGCTGGACGCGGCGATTCTGTTTGTACTGAAGGACGGTTTGTGGCGCTGTTCCACCAGCGAGCTGGACAACATCACCATGATCGTCGGCATTCTGGAGCGCATCAAGCACGAGTTGTTAACCCGTAACTGAGGAGAGAGTCATGTTCATCAACAAGATGAAGGCCGTCATTGACCAGCATTTCGACGAAGTGGCATCGGCGCAGATCCTTCCAGGACCCCCGCGCGTGCTGCAGCTCAGTATTGACGACGTTACGATCACGCTTGACGACGAATGCAATGTAGTGGAGGCGGCAGCTCCCACGTTTGAAGCAGCTCCGGCCCCGCCCCCGACACCAGCCCCGCGCGTGTCCAGTCAAGATGAGGACTAAAGTGAACGACATCGGCTGGGCGGTTAACCACATGCGAAACGGCAAGAGGGTTTGCCGTGCTGGATGGAATGGAGTGGGCATGTGGCTGTACTACGTGCCTTCCGCAGACTACACAGCGCAGACTGACGTGGCCAAGGAGTTCATCGGTCGACTGGTGCCGTATCAGGCGTATATCGCCATGAGAACGGTGCAAGGCACGGTAGTGCCATGGCTGTGCAGTCAGACCGATCTTCTTGCAGTGGACTGGGAGGAGCCGATATGACGACGACGGTGACGGTGTTGATTCAGGGAAACAAGGCGTGTGAAGTGAGTGTGTCTTCACCGTCCCGAAACGATCTGGTAGGTGCGTTAGCGTCAACGGTCAGTCCGGGAGAATTCGTTACGAAGACGATTCACGACGACATGATGATAACGGTCAAAGAGACGGGAGAGTTTTTATGATCACCATCGATCGGTTGAAGGAAATCGTTGATGAACATTTTCGTTCGCCGTTCATTTCCAAGCACTTCGTACGTACGCATTTTCCTGAATGCAAGCCGGGGCAGAAGCGTGTTCTTGCAATCAAGATCGGGCGCAGAGACATCTGGATCGACGAGGACGGCAACGTCGAGGCATCGGGTACCGACATCGAGGGCCTGTCTTCGCACACGCAGGAGCAGATACAGGAGGCGACTCAGCAGCAGTTTCAGATGATGCAGGCGCCGCGAGAGAACGACCCGGACGAATCGCTTTTGCTGCGCATCGCTGAAGGAAGATAAAAATGCCTGTCGGGTCGCAGTTCGATCAACCGTTGGGGTCTCGTACAAGTTTTGATTCTGCTGCGCCCACGCAGAAACCCGACATGAGTAATGCGCTTCAGGTGGACTTGGAGGGCGCGGAACTACCGGATGAAGACAAGAGCTTGGTTCCGAACGAAGCGATTCCGTTTACTGCCAACCTTGCGGAGTATCTGCCGGATAACGTGAAGGTGACCGTTGTCGGTGATTTGCTTTACGACATTCGCAACGATTTTCATTCACGGGACGATTGGGCCAAGGCGTACACCGAGGGCTTGAAGCTTCTGGGCCTCAAATATGAGAAGAAGACTGAACCATGGCAGGATGCATGCGGTGTATTCCACCCCATGCTCACTGAAGCGGTTGTCAAGTTCCAGAGTGAGACCATCCTGGAGACATTCCCGGCTAAGGGTCCTGTACGCACCATCATCGTAGGGGAGGAAACGCCCGACAAGATGGACGCGGCTAAACGTGTCGAAGCGGACATGAATTTCCAGCTCACTGAAGCGATGACCGAGTATCGACCCGAGCACGAACGTATGTTGTGGCATCTGGCGATTGCCGGTGCTGCGTTTAAAAAAGTGTACATGGATCCGACACTGGGTCGGCAGACGTCCATGTTTGCACCTGCGGAAGACGTGATCATTTCATACGGCACGTCGGAGCTGCAATCGGCTCAGCGTATTACCCATAGGATGAGAAAGAGCAAGAACGAAGTGCAGCGGTTGCAGGCGGCCAAGTTTTACGACCCGGACGTGGATCTGGGCGAGCCGATGCGCAACTACCAGGACGAGGACGAGATCCAGGACAAGAAAGATAAGCAAACGGGCTGGTCGTCGGTGTGGGACGAGCGCTTCCTGATTTACGAGGTGCAGTGCTACCTGGATCTGGAAGGGTTCGAGGATACGGATGCGATGGGAGCGGAGACCGACATCGCGCTTCCGTATATCGTGACGATCGAGCGCACCACGCAGAAGTTGCTTGCGGTGTACCGCAACTGGGAACCTGATGACAAGCTCAAATTACCAAGGCAGCATTTTGTTCAATACACCTACATCCCTGGATTTGGGTCCTACGGTTTCGGGCTTGTACACCTTATCGGGGGATACGCTCGAAGCGCAACTCTTATCACTCGTCAGCTGGTTGACGCGGGAACGTTGGCTAACCTCCCAGGTGGACTTAAAACTCGTGGACTTCGGATTAAAGGAGATGACACACCCATTGCACCAGGAGAGTTTCGAGATGTTGAAGTTATGTCAGGAGTTCTTAAAGATAACTTGATGCCGCTTCCGTACAAGGAGCCAAGTACAGTTCTGTTTCAGTTGATGCAGAACATGGTGCAAGAAGCACGTCAGTTTGCATCGACAGCCGACATGAAGGTATCCGATATGAGCGCGCAGGCGCCGGTCGGAACGACGTTGGCTATCATCGAGCGGATGCTCAAGGTGATGTCGGCTGTTCAGGCTCGTGTTCATTTCTCACTGAAGCAGGAGCTGAAGCTTCTGAAAATTCTTATCCAGAACAACAAACCCGACTACGACGTCCCGTTGGACGCGAAAACAGGTACCAAAGCGAAGAAGCAGGACTACGCACACGTCGATGTGATTCCTTGCAGCGATCCCAACGCGTCGACAACGACGCAGCGTATTGCTCAGTATCAGGTGGCGATGCAGCTTTCTTCGCAAGCTCCACAAATCTACAACATGCCGTTGCTTCACCAGAGCATGTTGACCAACATTGGAATGTCGGGCGCTGACAAGATCGTCCCGCTTCCAGACCAGATGCAGCCTGTGGACCCCGTGACGGAGAACATGAGCATCCTTAAAGGGCAGCCTGTGAAGGCGTTCCCTATACAGAATCATGAAGCCCACATCCAGGTCCACATGGCTGCATTGCAAGACCCGAAAATTGCACAGTTGGTAGGCCAGTCTCCTAACGGGCAGGCGATACAGACGGCGATGCAAGCGCATTTGCAGGAGCATCTGGGTTACGCGTATCGCGTGCAGATTGAACAGCAGTTGGGGCGCCCACTGCCACCGGCTGATCAGCCGATGGATCCGAAAATGCAGGCGCAGTTGGAGATGCCGCTGGCTCAGGCCGCGCAGAAACTTCTTCAGCAGAATCAGCAGCAGGCTGCACAGCAGGCCGCGCAGCAGGCTGCGGCTGATCCGGTGCTACAGCTTCAGCAACAGGATCAGACGTTGAAACAGATGGAGTTGCAACGCAAACAGCAGAGGGATGAGAATGATCTCCTGGTGGCTGCCGCCAAGCTCATTCTGGAGTTCAACAAGCACCAGCAAGGACAGAAAGAACATGAAGATACGCAGTTCCAATCGGGCATGCAGATGGGTCACGATCTGATGCACAAGCATCACGATCAGTCGCAAGACGCGCACAAGACTGGTTTCGGACACGGCATCGAGCTGTTGCGAGACCGGGAGAAGCGAGCGCATGAAACGCTGCATCCCAAGCCTGCACCTGTGGTGGGCAAGAAACCCGGTAATGGAGCGAGTGTCAAGAAATGAAATTTAACGGCGACCAGATCGTCGCAGAGTTGAAACGGTGGATTCGTATAGAGCTGAATAACTACGCTGATGTTCTTGCTACAGGACAGGTAGCCGACTGGTCAGCGTATCAAAAAATAGTGGGAGTGATTCAAGGTCTAGCTCTTGCTGAACGTAAAATTTTAGACCTTGCTGAACAAGACGACGAAGGCGAACATGGATCGAGTAGCGTTGCCGGAGAAGACCCTTCCTGAAGAGCCTGTTGACGATTACTTGCCTAAAGCTGTCGGCCATAAGTTAGTGATCGTCGTAGAAGAACGTCCTGAAACGTTTGACGATTCAGAAATTGTCAAGCCGGAAGAGACACGTACGTTAGAGCAGCACATGATGCAAGTGGGCTGCGTCGTGGATATGGGTCCTGATGCATACAGTCCTTTAGCGTTGGATGCAGGTGGCGGCCAACGTTTTCCCAGCGGCCCGTGGTGTGCTTTGGGGGACTATGTACTGCTCGATCGGTACGGCGGTACCAAGTTTCGCTTGGGAAAGAACATCGTCCGTGTCGTTAACGACGATGCAGTTGAAGGAACCGTGGCCAAGCCACGGCTTATGGTCAAGCTCTTGGGGGCATGAAAATGGCAACTGCACCTGTACAAGGAGACGCGTATCGGTTTCCGGATGAGTTGAACGAGCCGACAAACGTGAAACCTGGAGAAGATCCAAAACTGGAAATCGAGCTGGTCGACGATACGCCGCCTGAGGATCGTGGCCGTAAGCCTCTTGGAAAAACTGTTGAAGAACTGACTGGCGACGAAGAGGCACAGCAATATTCGGAGAGCGTCAAGAAACGTCTGTCCGAGCTGACACACGTCGCGCATGACGAGCGGCGGGCCAAGGAAGCGGCGTTTCGTGAGCGCGAGGCGGCAACTGAGTTTGCCAAGAAGGTATGGGACGAGAATCAACGGCTGCAGCAGTACGTTGCTAAAGGCGAAGGTATTCATAAAGAGGTGCTGACGCATTCAGCTACGTCCGAGCTGACGATGGCTAAGAAAGCGCTCGCGGCTGCTTATCAGAGCGGCGATGCGGACAAGGTGGCGGAAGCGACGGAGGCTATGCAGCAGGCGGCAATTCGAGCTGAGATGGCACGCCAGTTCACGCCAACGCAAATGCCCACTGGACAACCCCCACAATTTCCTTTACCTTTACAAAGAGTTGCACCTTCGGCCCCTGTAGTCGATGAGCGTGCGATCAAGTGGCAGGCCAGGAACCAGTGGTTCGGCCAGGATCCAGAGCTAACCAGTTTCGCTCTTGGATTCCATAAAAAGTTGGTGGATTCGGGCATCGACCCGCAATCCGACGAGTACTACCAGAAGGTAGATGCTCGCGTCAGACAGGTCTTCCCTGATTTTTTCGGGGAGCACCAGGGCTCCAACGGAGCCCAACAGACTACGAACGGTGCAGGGCGGTCCGCATCGGTCGTTGCTCCTGTCGGTCGAACGACCGGCGCTCGGAAAGTAACCCTTAGTTTGTCGCAGCAAGCTGTTGCGCGGCGGCTCGGTATCACCAACGAGCAGTATGCGAAACAACTTGTTGCTTTGGAGAGCAAGAATGGCTGAGCGTCCACGTGATCTTGATACACGGGCCAAGAATTCCAGGGAACAGCAAAAGCTGCAGCGCGAGCAATTGGCGGCGGAGTATTCACCTCCGTCCACGCTGCCAGAGCTGCCTGAAGTGCCCGGTATGAAGTGGAAGTGGGTTGCTACGCATGTACTGGGCCAGTACGAGCCGACCAGTGCTTCCCGCAGTTTCCGTGACGGTTGGGAGCCGGTGAAAGCGGACGCGTATCCCCAGCTCGCGTACCTCAAAAACGGTAAGGGTTTGATCGAAATTGGCGGGTTGCTGCTGTGTCAGTGCCCGGCCGACAAGGTTGCTCGGCGCGATGCGTATTACGAGCAGCAATCGATCAATCAGTCCCGATCTGTCGAGGCGCAGTTTATGCGTAACAGCGATCCGCGCATGCCTTTGTTCTCCGAATCACGGCACACGGTTACCCGTGGAAACAAGGAACAAGCCTAATAGGAGATCTCCATGGCAGCAGTCGCAAGCCCTTACGGGCTACGGCCTTACCAGCTGATCGGCAGTCAGTTCAACAACACGTCGGCGGTCCGAGAGATCGCCATGACAACGAACTCATCTCTGAATATTTTTCAGGGTGACGTCGTTGTTATATCGGGTGGTCAGCCGAACACCATCACCAACACACCGGGTTTGATCACGCTGACGGCGGGTACGACAGCGGGTGTTCTTGGTGTGTGCGCCGGGTTCAGGTACATCGATCCGACCATGAAGTACCAGATCCACAACAACTGGCTTCCGGCCAACGCCATTACCAATGGGTACACGCAGGTGTACATCAAGGTGTACGAAGATCCGGATGCGCTTTTCGTGATTCAAGGCAACGCGCAGATTTCTGGAACGTTGGCGACGGCGTTGGCAGTGATCGGCAAGAACGCCACGTTGACGTACGCGGTGGGTTCCACGGTGAACGGTAATTCAGCCGTGTCGTTGACCACCAGCACGATCGCAACGACCAACACGTTTGCAGTACGGATCGTGGATTTCTATTGGGGCCAGTCGGCCATTGCCAGTGCGCCGCTCGGCAATACGTCTGCGACCGATTTGTTCCCGGACATGATTGTCAAGTGGAACTTCGGCGCGCATTCGTACTACCTCGGTCTCGGAAACTAAGGAGCAGCCATGGCTATCAGTCGTTCCCAACTACTGAAAGAACTGCTCCCCGGCCTGAACGCCTTGTTCGGACTGGAGTACGAGCGGTACGGGGAAGAGCACAAGGAAATTTACGAAATCGAAAGCTCCGAGCGCTCTTTCGAAGAAGAAACCAAGCTGGCTGGATTCAGCCCCGCGCCTCAGAAGTTCGAGGGTCAGGGCATCGGCTATGACAACGCTCAGGAAGCGTGGACCGCACGCTACGTGCACAGCACGTTTGCGCTGGGTTTCGCTCTGACGGAAGAAGCGATCGAAGATAACCTGTACGACTCGTTGGCAGCGCGCTACACCAAGTCACTGGCACGCGCGATGTCCTACACCAAGCAGGTTCAAGGTGCGGCTGTTCTGAACAACGGCTTCACGAGCGGCTACACCGGGGGCGATGGCGTTGTGCTGTTCTCTGGCAGTCATCCGCTGGTGAACGGCGCCGTTAACAGCAACACGTCACCAGCTAACCTGGATCTGAACGAGACGGCGTTGGAGGCTTCGGTCATTCAGGTTGCAGCGTGGGTGGATGAGAAAGGCATGCTGATCGCGGCTAAGCCGCGCAAGATGATCATCCCGCCTAACTTGATGTTCATCGCTGAGCGCTTGTTCAAAACTGAACTGCGTGTTGGAACTACCGACAACGACATTTCAGCTGTCAAGTCGATGGGCGTCATGCCGGAAGGGTTTGTGATCAACCACTTCCTGACGTCCTCTCTTGCATGGTTCTTCCTGACCGACGTTCCGAACGGTTTGAAAATGTTCGAACGTGTGAAGATGCAGACTTCCATGGACGGCGATTTCGAAACCGGTAACGTGCGCTACAAGGCGCGCGAACGGTATTCGTTTGGTTGGTCCGATCCTCTGGGCGTTTGGGGCTCCAAGGGCTGAACACGATAGCGGCGGTTCATTCCGCCGCTTAACCTATAGGAGCGCAACATGCCCAATGTATCTCATACCAAGTCGGGCCAGTACAGCGGTAATTTCAAAGAAAATACGCCGATCATTCCATCGTCGTCAACGGCGTCGGGATTTGCAATTCCGGTATCTGGTGTTCCGGCGCTCAAT